CAATATTCACAATCGGTTTCGAAGAAGACTTTGAGCGCGGCGTAATACTAACGATGCCCGCTTATACACTGATGAATGATGCCGAGCCTGACTTTGCAGTCTATGCGATAGACGCAGCGATTGACATGCTGATGCAAAAGCGCGACAAAATTGAAAAGAGGGAATTGCACTGATGAAATTTAAGACGCTGTATGAGGCGGGGTTCCAAGACCTTGTGTCCGTTATCCCGCCGAACGCTGAATTGTCGGCCATGTCTAAAATCCAAGCGGATCAGGCAGGTAAAGCACCCGGTCGGCAGAACGCGCAGGGCACATGGGGTGGCTATGGCTGGCAGGACTATACGCCAACATCTAACGATGTGGAAAGGTGGGACCGCAGCCACGCTAATATCGGCTTGAAGGCAAGCAAATACCCTGCGGTTGACATTGATGTTGTTAACGAGGGGTTGGCTCGTGTCATTGGGGATATGGCGGTCAAGGCATTGGGCAAGGCTCCGATGCGGATCGGTCGTTACCCCAAGCGGCTTCTCATGTATCGTACGGATGACAAGATCGGCCGGATGCAGGTGCGCTTTCGTGACGGCATGGGCGTCGAGCAGCTTGTAGAATTTCTAGGGGACGGGCAGCAATACGTCATCGCAGGTATTCACCCTATCACTAAGGAACCTTACAGTCTCGATGTGGATTTGGAGGCACGTGGCCCGTCTGTGTTGAAGAAGGTTACGCGGGAAAAGATCGAGCAGTTCTTCGCCGACTTGACCGAGACGTTGGAGATGATGGGCTGTGAGATTATCCATGCGGATAAGACAGCACAGAAGGCCGTCGAACGGCAGTCGGTCAATCAGGCGTCGCTCATTGCGCCGAGTGTTGCCCATGTGCAAGCGGCGGTTGCTGTTATCCCAAACACGACAGCCCATTTCCCGGATCGTGATGACTATATCCGCATGGGCTATGCCATCAAGGCAGCGTGTGGCCCGGACAATGAGAGCGACGCGTTCGAAATTTTCGCAGGCTGGGCCGAGCGTTGGGAAGACGGCGTTAACTCGCTCGATACTATCGAAGCGGACTTCGGCCGTATGCACCCGCCCTATGAGTTAGGCTGGGATTGGCTGGCGGATAAGGCAGCACCGTTCGGCTTGAAGCGTGAGGTCGATGAGTTCGACGTGACGGACTTTAGCGACGATGACTTTGGTGTTGTTGCCTCGGCCGGGGAAACGCCGATTGAGTATAGCGACATTGCCTTGGCGCAGCGCGTTGCACGTCTACACGTTTCGGATATTCGATACGTTGTGGGCGGCATGGGCTGGGTCGCATGGGATGGCAACAAGTGGGCCAAGGACGTGGCCAACAAGCATTTGTCCATCGTCCGTAAGGTCTGCGCTCAAGCGTCGTCCGAGGCGTTGCAGAACATCGACAGCCCACAAAAGGCTGAGCGGATCGCGCAGCGGGTGGCGTCATATAATGTGATCGCAAACGTGGCCAAGCTGGCAGCGGTTGAGCCGACAATGCAGGCAACCACTGAGCAGCTAGACGCCGACATCTATATCCTCAACACCAGATCGGGGATGGTCGACTTGAAGACGGGCGTTCTGCACCAGCATGATCGTTCTCGCATGTGCACAAAATGCACTTCGGTCGAGGCGGACTTCAGCAAACCAGCACCGCAATGGCAAGCGTTTCTTAATGAGGCGTGCAACGGTGATACGGCGCTGATTGGCTATCTTCAAAGGTTGGCAGGCTATTCGGCCACGGGGTCTACTAAAGAGCATGTGCTTGCCTTCGCACACGGGTCCGGCGGCAATGGCAAAGGGACGTTCCTTGGAGCCATAGGCAATATCCTTGGCGATTATGCCACCGTGGCGAGTGCGGACGTATTCTTGGCGTCGTCGTCGCAGCGGCATCCCACAGAGTTGGCGTCGTTGATGGGTGCTCGGCTCGTTCACGCGCAGGAAATTGATCCGTCGCGCAAATGGGATGAAGCCAAGGTCAAGAGCCTCACAGGCGGCGACAAGATCAGCGCACGCTTTATGCGGCAGGACTTGTTTGAGTTTCAGCCGCAGTTCACGTTGGTCATTGCGGGCAACACCAAGCCGGAGATAACTAATGTGGATGACGCCATGCGGCGTCGTATGCACCTGATCCCCTTTGAGACTAAGCCTGCCCGCAAGGACGTGGACCTTCCGGACAAGTTGAAAGAGGAATACCCGGCCATCTTGGCGTGGGTTATTGAGGGCGCGAAGATGTGGCTGGCAGAGGGATTGAACCCGCCAGCCATCGTTATCCAAGCTACCGAGGATTATCTCGCGGGAGAGGATGCCTTGGCCCGCTGGATCACGGAGCGTTGCGTGGCTGGCCCTGACAATGAGATGGGGACCAACGAGGCGTTCAATGACTTCCGCGATTGGTGCAAGGACAACAACGAGGCCAAGGGGCGTGACTGGTCGCAGCGTAAGTTTACAGCAGAAATGAAGACGCATGGCTATGACCACACAAAAGACCGGGCGACACGTACGAAACGTGTGTTCCGTGGTCTTGAGCTTCTCATTGGCGATGAAGACCACATGGTTATTAATGCCATGATGGATGAGCGGGCGGAAGACTTCTTTGGCTTCCAGATTGAGATCAAACCCGGCGATCTCGAAGACGAAGAGTGATGGCTAAACCTAACGAGGAAGGAGTGTCGGCCATGTATGGTAAAGATTATGTCCGGTATAAGGACATTCGGGATGTGCTGAATGAGGAAGTGTCATCGGGCGGCGATCCGGTCAATAGCCCTTCGCACTATAACAGCGGTGGCATCGAGGCGATCACGGCGATTGAAGCCTCGATGGCTCCGGAGGCATATGCTGGCTATCTCAAGGGCAATATAATGAAATATTTGTGGCGCTATGAGAAGAAGGCGAAGCCAATTGAGGACTTAAAAAAGGCTCGATGGTATCTCGATAGGCTCATCTCGGCCTTGGAGAAGGATTGAGGGGGCATAAAGCCCCCTCTTTTTTATTGTGCTATATAATCCAGATGAGCGGCGACAGCTTCGTCCATCGTCTTATATCGACCAACGCGAACGCGCTGCCCGGCCTTCTGAACTTTTACTTCCCAACGATCACGGGTCTTATCGTAAGACACGCCCCGCGCTCCGGTCGTGTTGTGAGTATAAAGATATTGATAGTCGTGGCGTCTTGTCACCATGTTCGGCCTCCTGTTAAAGACCTGTCCCCAATACCATAGCGTCCCCATATATCAATAGCAAAATGCAGATGGGGACATCTTCGGGACGGGTTTGAGAAAGTCCGGGACGGGTTCGGGACGGGTTCGGGACGGATAAATATGAGGACTTCTGCGGTCCGGGACGGAAGGGACGGATAATTCTAAGTTAATTGGCTCTTACGACAGTAACAGTGTTGAACGTGTCATGTTACGCTGTTACTTACTTACGCCAACTAATGGTCGGCCAAACCCGTCCCGGCCGTCCCCACCCGCAGAAAAGCTGGATTTTATCCGTCCCGGATTTGTCCCCAAAGCGTCCCGGATTTTTCAAACCCGTCCCGGATGGCAGTTTTCCGTCGTTTTATGATTTTTAGTCGTCATACGGATCGGGCAAGTCGTCCGCATCGAGGTTATGAGAGCCGACTTGCTTGATCTCGATGATGGGTTGTTCCTCGATCTGCTCATGAGGATCGTCATGGTTTGACGACGCCAAGTTTAGCTGGCGCAGTGCATCAAGATGAAGTTGGTTCACGTTGACTTGTACCGCTGCGGTCGGCTTGGCTTGGAACTTCTCAGGTGCTGTCACACCCGCCAGCCATTTGCGTGTCTCGATCTTGAGGCGATCAGCGTTCGCCGACACATGGTCGGCCGCGTCTGCAATGTCGAGACATTCATCCGCCCATGTCTCCGCAGCCAACGAGCGAGCCTGCTTGAACCGCTCTTCACGGTCGGCATCTTTTCTAATCCAATGGTAGAGAGAAAGATTGCTGATGCGCAGTTCCCGCGCCAAGCCAGCCATCGTCATTCCTGATGCGATCTTCTCCAGCAGCGTGCTCTCGCCAACCTTATCCAAGTTAGATGCGATAGTGCGGCGCTTGATATGTCCAGCCATAAATCCCCGTTTGAAAATAGATTTTCGAAAAACGAATGGTTTCGTTTCTTGACAACTTTTAAACTGTTACCAGTTTTTTGGAAATCCCCGTACGTGCACGCGCCTACAGGCGCGCCCGCGCCATGCGCACGCACGCCCGCACGCATAGGCGCGCGGTTCTAATGCATAGGCGCACAAGCCGGGCCATGCCGCTAAGAGCAAAGGGAATTGACAACCAAATGGGATGAATTGCGAAAGCAAGAACCGCAAAGGGCCAATAAATAGCGGGCATGCCCTTAAAAGCCGTTTTAAAGGCCTCTAGAGCGCGATTTGCATCATTTGGGTATAATATAGCCGCCCGCATTGTCTCTGCCCTGTACAGGCTTTTAAATCGCCCGCTCTATTGGGCAACGCTAGGCGCGCAACGGCCGGGCCTAAAGGCTATCATGGCCGGGGATAAAAAAAGGGCGGCACAATGGCCGCCCGGTTGTTCTATTTGTTAGCGTCTATCGCAAAAGCAATTGCACAAGCTTTTCTATCGTTTCTCTAATCGGCACACGGCCGCTTTCATATTGCCTAATCATTCGGCTTGAATTGAGGCCTAGGGCTTCCGCCATTTGCTCTTGCGTCAAACCAAGCTTTACGCGTGCCGCTTTGAATTGCTCTTTATCCATTAATAGCACCCCCATAATTCGGCCAAAGCCCCGTCAAGGTCCATCCCGTCGGTTGAATAGGAAACATTGGCGCTATCATTCCACCAACGGCCTTCGACAATTTGTTTTTGCGTATCGACCCAAATGTTAGGCCCGCCAAATGCAACAAGCACGCGCGCGCCTAAGTATTCGCGCTTTCCACTGACAATGTATTGAATGTCTAGCACGTCGTTTAGGTAGTCCATCGCGCTTTGCGGTTGCGCTTCCTCTTTGCATTTGGCGCAAGTTTCTTGCCCGGTGCCGTCATCAATGTCGAATGCGTCATGGCCGCAAAATTCACAATAGCGGTCAAATTCGCCCGTTTGGATTTGCTTTGCTATCATCTCGCAATGTTCGCGTAATTGCTTTTGTGTGTCTGTCATTTGCCTAATCCCTCTTTAACTAATCGTTTCATGCCAGCTAACGTATCGGCCGCGCCAAAGCCTAGTGCACTCCATTCTAAGCGATAGCCCGGCTCTAGGTTGCGCCAAAGATTGACCCCGTAATAGGTAACTACATTGCGTCTCATGCGCTTTCCCTTTCCGCCATGCGGTCCGCGTATACGTCCACGATTGCGTCTAAATCGTCTGGATAATAGTAAGCCGCGCCATTGAATTGCGACGCGATAGGGCAAGCCCGCAAGGCTTCATCCAAATCACGCATTGCAACGCCGTTGCGCAACAAATAGCTATAGGCGTTGCGTTGATAGAGGGCGATTTTATCGGACATTGCGCGGCCCCTTATAATTGCGAACCGCGTCAATGACGCCATAAACGCCAAGCGCAAGCCCGGCCGCTAGTAGTAGATAGAACGCAAGGTGAAGCATTGTCTTTCCCTTTCGGCTTGATTGCCTAAGCGCCTAATGCGGCTATGCGTTCCGCTTTGCAATAGGCTATCGGTTCCGCTTTGGTTCAATATGAAATCAATTTGGTGCGGCTATCGGTTCCGCTCTAAAGGCTCTGCGGCACAGCGCCGCATAGCCGCGTCTAGCGTGCCTCTGCCGCCATTTGGTCTAGCACTAGAACGCTGTTACACCCAAAAAACCGCAGAAAACCGTGGTTTTTGACGTGTGCGCTCGCGCGCGGGCACGCGCACACACCCCCCGGGGGGCGCGCACACGGGGGGCGCGTGCGTGTACAACTTGACGCAGATCGATTTGGCCGACCCCACCCCCCGGTATCCTCGGATTTAACATAATCCCGAAAAAAAATTATGAATTTTCCGCTTGCAAATATGTAACAGTATCCTGTAACAGTGCTGCACAAACAAAAAACGGGAGTTTTACGTCATGGCAGTTTACGGTTACACGCGGGTCTCGACCGAGGATCAGGTGGAGAATACCAGTCTGGACGATCAGGCACGCCAAATTCAAGGCATTGCGCTCACACACAATCTGGAACTCGACCATATCTATGAAGAAAAGGGCGTGTCCGGGGCGATCCCACTGTTCCGCCGGGACGAAGGCTGCAAGCTGGCGTTCCTACGCCAAAACGACACAGTCATCGTGTCCAAATTAGATCGAATGTTCCGCGATGCCCGTGATGCATTGAACGTGATTGGGGACTGGGAAGACCTCGGTATCAATTTGATTATCAACGGATATGGTAACGTGATGGATCGGGCCAACCCGAACGGCCGCTTCATGCTTGAGATCATGGCCGTGTTTAGTGGTGAAGAGCGTCGGCGGATTAAGGAGCGCGTCATCGCTGGCAAGCGCGCCAAGAAGGACGCTGGTGGTTTCTGCGGCGGCAAGGTTCCCTATGGATATAAGAAGGTTGGCACAGGCCGCAAGGCGCGGTTGGTTGTCGATACTGAGCAGCAGGACAGCATTATGACGATGAAGGTCGCCAAGCTGAAGGGTTATAGTTCCCGTGACATCACCAAGATCATAGCTAAGAAGCATGGTATTGAAGTCAGCCATCAAACCGTTTACCGTATATTGAAGGGAGACGCTAATGTCTAAGCCAAGAACCAGTCCAGAACGCGCCGCCAAAGAGGCGGCCGAACTGCTATCGACGAGCAGCCAACAATCGCCGAACTTCTTTCTGGTGTTCCTGAAGAAATATAAGGACGATCCCGTTGGGTTCGTGCGGGACATCCTGCGCACAAAGCCTGATCCGTGGCAGATCAAGTTTCTCGAAGCGATCAGCGCCGGGAACCGTCGTATCTCTGTTCGGTCAGGCCACGGTGTGGGTAAATCGACAGCCGCAAGCTGGGCCATGCTGCATTACTTCCTGACGCGGTATCCCGTGAAGGTGGTCGTGACAGCGCCGACATCCGCACAGTTGTTCGATGCGATGTTCGCGGAACTGAAGCGATGGGTGAATGAACTGCCCGACGTGTTGAAGGTTTTGGTCGAAGTGAAAACCGACCGTGTAGAATTGAAGGCTGCGCCAAGTGAAGCATTTATCTCCGCCAGAACGAGCCGCGCTGAAACGCCAGAAGCGTTGCAGGGTATCCACGCAGACAACGTATTGCTTGTCGCGGATGAAGCATCCGGTATTCCGGAAAGTGTCTTCGAGGCAGCATCCGGTTCTATGTCGGGACATAGCGCGACCACGCTACTTCTTGGGAACCCTACCCGGAATAGTGGATTGTTCTACGACACCCATAATCGACTTAAAGGAGAATGGAAAACCTTTCACGTTAGTTGTCTCGACAGCCCTCGCGTATCCGAAGCCTTCGTTCGGGAAATGCAGCTACGTTATGGGGAGGACAGCCCAGCTTACCACGTTCGCGTCCTCGGAAATTTCCCGCCGCGTGAGGAAGATACGGTCATTCCTGTGGAGCTTATTGATGGAGCCATGAACCGCGAGA